ACTCTATCAGCAGCTTGACTCCTTGCTTTATTAGGACCGTCATATGCCATAGCACCTTTCTGTGTACGTGGTGCTTCCTTTTTCTTTGCCTTAGGTTTTGGTGCTGCTTTTTTAGCAACAGGTTTTGCCTTGGGCTTAGGTGCTGCTTTCTTAGCAACAGGTTTTGCTTTAGGTTCTTCTTTCTTAGGAGAACCGACAACCTTAGTAAGTTGAGATGGTTTCTTTAACCTTGGCTTCTTCTTAGGTTTCTCAGCATACTCTCCAGTCTTCTTTTCCCTTCTCTTTGCTTCAGCAGCAGCATCTTTTGCAATTTGTTTCTTGATAGAACCTTTAGTTCTAACATTCATCTTACGTGCTGCTCTTTCTTCTTCTAAATCAACCTCAACACTTTCTACAGTAGGTTCTTTCTCATCCTTCTCTTCACATTTTTCACATGTACAATCATCAGGATGCTTTGACTTTTCCAAGAGGTCATCCTTTTTAGGATTAATCTTAACTTTCGTTTTCTTTTCAGAAAGATCTTTAAAACTTAACATCACCCCTTCTCCTGCTTCCTCTTAGCAGCACTAGCAGCATAGAATTTAGAAGCTCTTTTCACTTCTTTCTTAGCACCTTCTCTATCTCCAGCAACTGCCTTCTTACCTCTGGCAACATCAGCAGCTTTAGATGCATCTAATAATTTATCAGCAGAGATCTCATCGAGTCTAGCAAGTTCTTCTTCAGAGAATAATCCAGAATCTCTAAGTGACTTCTCAACTTCATCTATTTCATGTTCGATTTCAGTTTCTTCTTTCTTAAACTTACCATCTACTTCACCTTTCTCATACCACTTTCCATCACCATCGTCGTCTTGCCAACGCTTTGGTTTCTTGTCATCCTTAGCCTTCTTTTTCTCCTGCACCTCTTGGTATGCAGTAGTCATATCAGGGAGTTCGTTAAGATTCATCGTGCTAATTTTACCTTATCTTTTTTATTTATCTTGCGAATGAATTCACCAGGAGTCATTGCTCTAACATATCTATCTAAACTATCAGTTCCATACTCACGTTCAGATGGTTGTAACCAACCTTTAACTTCTACTAAGTCCTTTAACCAAGACCTAAAAATATTATCAGACTCATCAATATAGATGAGATAATTGCTACCTCGGCTAACAACCTTACCAATGATCCCTGTGTTGACGTTTTCGACATAAGTTCCTACAGGATACAACCCTTGTTCATAGTATGCTTCACGCAATCCTTTCGGATCCAATTTAGGAGCAATCTCATATAACTGATAGGAAACTTCACTAAAGTCATCAACACATTCCTCAATATTCATTGCACCACGCAATGTATTAAAGAGTTCTTCACAATCTTTTTTGGATAATCCTTGAGGACATCCTTTTTTAAAGGTATCATAATCACCTTCCATAGCAGACTTACGTTGCTTAGATGCAGACATACCTTCTAAACCTTCACCATCAGGATCTCTATCTCCTGCTGAGGTTACTTTAATTTCATCAAATGTATATGCTTGACCATTATATTTCTGTGCTAATGAATTAAATTCACTAACTCTATCACCACCAACTACAAGATTAACTGCACTATATCCTTCAGCATCAAGAGAAGTTAAAACATCAAAGATGGTTTTCATATCATCATTAGATACAATAGCATTAGCATGGTCAGGATATGCTTTATGCATAAACTTAACCTTGGTTGCTGGATCTAAAGGATTCTTTTTATCATCCTGTGTCCTACTAGGATATATTCTATACTCTCCGTTCCTTGCTTCTGATGCTACCTTCTTAATGAGTGCCTCATGCCCTGTAGTTGGTGGATTAAATCTTCCAAATGTAATAGATATTGGACCTTGATCGACCTGACCTTCGCCACCTTCAGTTTCTTCTCCTCCATTAGCAGTCTTCCCAGGTAATTCTTCTTTAGAAAGTTTAACTAACTTCCCATCCTTACTCATGTGAGTTACATTGCCTTGTACGTCAGCATATTTGCCGTATCCTACATGGGTAAGCTGTAATTTTTCTGCCTCTTTAGATGCGAAAGATCTCTGTGCTTCTGATAGAAAAGCTTTAAACTTTTTCATGCGTCCAATTTTTATCTAAGTTGAAGTTTGCTTTACTAAATGTAAGTCTATCTACGATCTTATATGGATTGTCAGAGCAAGTCACATAACCTTCATGGTTAGTAAGTTCATCGTTGATATAACAATCAACATTACCATTAACAACAATCGCATCGAGTAGACGATGTTTCAATTGTGAGATTAAATGCCATACCCTGAAGGTATTTACGTTAACCTCGTACTTATATTTATCAGGTAGAAGATCGTGCATTTCAGATGGACGCGGAACCTCACCTTTTCTAACGAAACTATTAATATGTTTTGCTATTTCTACTTTGTCTGATGGTACTTTAGAACCTACAATAGATGGTAAAATCTTTAAAAGTTCTGTCCAACTTAAAGGTGGAATTACTTCCGCATTATTTGTATCTACCATATAACAATCATCAGAAGATGGTAATGTTACACCAATCTTTGCCTCCGCATCAGGACTTAATTCTGTATACTCTGTATGAGGTGCTACTATAATTCTAGAATAAACTGGACTAGAAAAATGATAGGCAATAGTATTAGGCTGATAAACGCTACCTCCCCCAACGCCAATCCAATCACATTGGATAATACGGTGATACCTAGGCAAATGGCGATAGCAAAGCCTAAGAATATCAGCAACAGCACCTTTATGATTTTTGTCAATGTCTTCTGGTGAATAATTTATCTTTGGTCTTCTCTTATTGAATACTGATTTAGTACCAACAAAGAACTGACCGTTAGTAGGATTTATACCAAACACTATAGCAGGTGCTCCATCCCACTTAACAGATAGTTTCTTTGTACTAATCAGTTCCTTTACAGCACGAAGGGCAACCCTACGACCTGAAAGGATAGAATCTTCTGGGTGTTCTAGGTGCTTGTTTGGCATGAGATCCTTGTCTATACCTGTATTATAGCAGGATTCACCATTAATATATGCTTGCATGGACACTTTATAAGCTGTCTAGAATAACTTATAATACGTAGAAGACTTATCAGTCTGTGAAGAAGCATACAAATACATTTCTTTCATAGCTCTACTTGCTCTTCCAGCACCAAGTCCACACAACCAATCCAATAATCTCAATCCCGATAACTTACTGTACCTCCAAGATGTATCCATAGCATTAATTTTTCCCTTCATTGCTGTAGCATCTGTTGTTTTAGTACTGAAATCTTTTGCTTGATATTTCTTTAATAGTGTATAAATTTCATTTGTAATTTTTGTCTTTTGAGATGAAGTAGATTTACAATCACTAAATTTAGGTTCATTTGGTGGAGGACTCCCAAGAGAGTTTGATTTATGTGCAGCAGTAAGAAGATCCCTCATAACTTGTCCTTGAATCTTACCTTGTGCTGCATACTCACCTTTCAATTCTAACTTCCAGTCACCAGCATTACTTCCTGCGAAATTTCTTGCCTGGAAACTTGTATACCTACCTCTAGTTCCATAGATGAGATATACATCCATAGCAGAAAAAGAAGTAAGATCCTTTATGGTAAGAGTTTTATTAAAAATAACACCTTGGGCTTTTTTAAGTTGTGCTATTCCAGGTGCATTCATAATTTTAAAATTAACAGACGCTCCAGATTTAGTTCCAAGTTTCTTTAATGATATTCCAATAAGAGATCTAGGTGTAACATCCTTTCCAGATTTATTTTCAAGACCTGTATTATCAGCTGCCAAAGCAATATAATTATTCAAACAATCAATAGTACCTTCTGAATTTAAATGACCTGTAATTTCCGATTGTTTTCCATCCTTTACCATCCATATATCAGAAGGATTCCACTTATCTTCATTAGCTAATCCAGATTTTTCTGGTTCATCTTTACATCTCTTATATGCTTTCTTAATTGCACCATCATCAATTAACGTATCTCCTCTAACAAATACCCAACCAGTTCCTTTAATTGTATTAGCAATCGTATTAGCACCCTTAATACATGACTGAATCCAATCAGAATCTAATGCCATTATCTCTTCAACTTTAACCTTATTATTATGATCTACTTTTGCTAACCCTTTCTTATAATCATTCTCATCAAGACAATTTCTTCCTTTACTAGGATGACATTCTAAGTCAGAACCTTTCTCATATCTCATAGCAAGAAAGGTTGCTAAAGCAGTCTCTTGTATAGTAGTTGCAGCACTACCTCCACCTGATCCTCCAACATTAGTTGGTTTTATTTCAATTCTAATAACTTGTTTCTTCTTTCCGTCCTCCCTTACAACAAAATCTAATTTTTCTTTATCTGGTTTTTTTGCAGTACCTGTAATAACTTCTACCCCAAGACCAGGATCCTGTTGCATATAAAAATTAAGATATCCTGCAGCATCATCTCTTACCTGTAATCTTTTTGCTTTAGGAACATGTATCTTTGCAGATATCTGAACAGTCTTATCTGAATCATCATCTTCCTTTTGAAAGGAAGACATAGGAATTATATCACTATCAGTTGCTTTAGCAAATGCTTTCAGAACAGCAGAGAATGCCTCTTCATTCTTACCTTCTATCGTAATCGTACTCATGTTTGAACGCAGGTCTCCAAAGACTATTTATCTTTCGTATGGAGGTTCTTCTTCGTCTACAGGATGTTTAAATTTTTCAGTATCAAAATAAGAAGTGTAATTCATCTTACCTTCCCTCTCATCTAACACTTCATTCAATAAAATCTTTAATTCCTTAACATAGGTATCAGTAAATAACCTACGAGGTTTAATAATAGCAGGTTTATACACCTGCTTATGACCCTCTGCTTTCCACTTAGCAAGGTCTTCTTTAGACATAGGACCACCCATTCCTTGAGTGTCTATGTAACTACCTGGTTTAAGTTTATCTGTTTCACTCATGTTTTTGTAGTATTGCTACGTGTTCTATTGATGATAGTTATAAACTTATCACCAGCAAATGTTCCAGCAAGACACACATCAATCTCATCTCCATCTTTCCAATTAACAGTACCATCTTTCTTAGTATGTACCATAGCTAATTGAATCTTATCAATTACATCTTGTGTTAATCTCATACCGATATCACCTGTGATACTTCTGGAAATCTTTCTTTTACCAAACGTTCTATACCCATAGTCATAGTCTGAGCACTCATAGAGCATCCAGCACATGCACCTAACAACCTTACCATTACAATAGGACCATCTTTAGTATAGTCTATTGCAATATATTCAAGGTATCCTCCATCTGCTTCGATGTAAGGACGTATCTCATCAAGAACATTATTAACATTTAAATCAGTTAGTTCCACTTTCTTCTCCCAAGTTGTACAATCTACCTCGTCATCATCGACGTAACAGGTTACAGATCCTTCAAGTGTCATTTTGGAAATCATCTATGGTAAATAAACTAACAAGTTCTAAACTTGCATCGTAAAAAGTAAACGGATCATGTTCTTTTCTATCAACAATAGTTATAACACGTTCGACAGTATAATCTGCATCACGTAATCTATCTACTGCCTTCAAAACAGATCCACCTGTAGTAATTACATCTTCTAATACAGTTATTTTAGATCCAGATGGTTTAACTGGACCTTCAATCCAAGCACCAGTACCATGACCTTTAGGTTCTTTACGAACAATCATAGCATCAATTGGTTTCTCTTGTAGTAATGCTGATAATGCAACACCTGCTACTAAAGGATCAGCACCAAGAGTAAGACCTGCTACTGATACCGTATCTTCTTCTAAATGCTCTACCATTAAAGGACATACTAATGACAATCCCCAACCAGATAGAGTAACTGGTTTACAATTTATATAATGCTCACTAGTCTTACCAGAGGAAAGTTTAAACTCACCTCTTTTATAACACACATCTCTCATCATCATTAAGAGATTTTCTCTCACTTCATCTTTAGAGTGCATCATATTACCATACCGTGTTGTTCTCTTAGAATTTTTTTATAAGGACCATCAGGATTCTCATCCATAACTTCCTTAACAAGTTTCAATTTATCATATAGTTGCCCACATTGAGGTTCTCCTATATTTTTACGACACTTCCATAATGCTGTAACAATATAATCAAACTCCTCTTTATTGATCGGTAAATCCATCTTCAACTTTCTCCAATATAGGAACTATGTGTATGATGTTATCAATATTAGACATCATATCTGCAATATGTTTTGAGATATATGGTTTCTCAGTACGTGCTGCAAATGATAATGCATTACGTAAATTCTCTTGTGCTTCTAAGAGAGAGGTTTCAACTTGTTCAGATAGTGGCATAATTTAATGCGGATTATATTTTTGAATAATAGAATAAACTATTACGAGAGTAATAAGTCCAATACAAATGATTGGTAATACAAGATTCATTAACGATCTCCTTCTGCACGGTTTTCTGATTTATGGATATCAAATGATCCACCTGGATATCTTTTCTCCAGTTTTTTAACATTAGTTTCTATTACTTCCTCGAATGATATACCAAGTGCCATACATGCTTGTGCTACATACCACATAGTATCACCCAACTCAATAATAAGATGCTCTCTGTTATCGTCGTTCCAAGGCTTACCCTGGAATACCATCTTCTTAACGATCTCAAGGAACTCACCAGACTCAGCAGCAAGCCCAACACCAGCAGTGGTAAGACGCTCAATATTGGCACCCTCTCTATCAAGTTCAACCATACGGTCAGCAAGATAGACAAAATCTTTAGAAGCATCGGAAGTTACAGCATCTACGAATTCTTCATACCGTTTAAAATCAATCATACTTTAGTTCTGCGAATGTTTTTTTGCCTGATACTTTTTTAACGATCTCAACTTCCTTTCCAGAATCAACTAGATCGGTTTGAGCATCTTGTATATCATACAGCCTCATCTTCGATCTGTCAATACCTACACAAAATCTTTTGTTCATAGTCGGATCATTATATCTATTCTTCAATTGCTTAACCATAATCTGATTCATCGCTTCCAACTCCTCAGTAGATATGAGAGCGAACATAAGGTCAGCAGTAGCAGGGAGTCCGAAAGACTCAGACGTGTCGGTAAGGTCAACATCGCTAGAACCGTAACCAGCACGAGTAGTTTGAGTAGCACTAACAATCGGGAGGTTTGCTTCGACAGCCAATCCCCGAAGTTCCTCAGCAATCGCTTTAACATAAGTGTAAGAATTTACAATAGATCCTTTATACCTTTGAGAGGCACAGATATTCAAATAATCTACAAATACAATATCAGGTTTAAGACTCTTCTTTAAAGCAAGTTCCTGAAGTAATGCTTTAAAGTGACCTACATGTGCTGACGCTGTAGGATACTCTTTAATTATAAGTTTACCTTGTGTCTTCTTAGAAAGTTTCTGTATCTTCTTCTCAAACATCATCCTTGGCATCTCTGCCAACTTCTGTATATTAACATTCAATAGATTAGCATCAATTCTCTCAGCAATTTTTTCCTCAGCCATTTCAAGCGTGATGTATAGTACGTTCTTTCCTTGTAGAAGAACTGAAGCTGCGACATGACACATAAACAAAGACTTACCAACACCAGTACCAGCGAGAGCAACGTTAAGTGTTTTATTCGGAAGACCACCCTTCGTAATCTTATTGAAAAATTCCAAATCAAAGGGGATTTTATCTTCTTTCTTATGGTAGAAATCATAACGAGTCTCAGCATCTAAAACATAATCATGTCCAATATGAGCATCAAAAGATACTCCTAAAGCATCACTTAATATTTGTGGAATAGCCCCCTTATCTCTCTTTTCATCTTGTCCGTCAGCAATCTTGACACTCTCCATAAGCGAGAGGTAAATCGCTCTCTCCTGACACCACTTCTCGGTTGTGTCAACAAGCCAATCCAAGTCCGTTTTCTCATCGGATAAGCCACTAAGCACCTCCGTAATATCTTTAAATTGTTCTTCAGTTAAATCAGTCCTCTCTTGACACTCAATCCCTAAAGCATTTAATGAAGGGCATGTATTATAATTTGTAATGTATTCATGTATTTCAAGAAAGATTACCTTATATGATCGAACAGTAAAATACTCCTGCTTAAGAAAAGGTAAGACCTTACGGACATACTTTTCGTTATAGATTAAATTACTGAGAATAGTAAGTTCTAAGTTCATACGTAGTGTAAATAAGAACCGATAATATATTTCCTTCCTGTCTTAGGAGGAAGACCTGCATGTCTGTATTGCCAGTTAGCAGGGAATAAAAGTATTCTACCACATTCTGGCCTAACTGCATAGCCTAATTTAGGAAAATTAGTTTCTCCACCCCTACGAACTGAGTTAAGATAAACAAAACAAACTAAAAATCGACGTGCAGAATCATAGTTCTGAACATCGACATGATCTTTAAACTGATCGTAATTATTATTTTCATACATCTTCATACGATGCTGCTCAAAAGCATACTTAACAGGAAAATCTGGTCCTAAATCCAGTTCATCCATATAAAGTTCTACCGCATCAAGTAAGATCTTAGAAATTTTTTCTTGGATAGGAACCCAAAGAGGATCCTTTGCAAGAAACCTTTGTGACATATTAAATTCATGGAAGGAAGGTCTCTGTTCTCTATCGAAGTAACTAACTTCTGATTTACCAAACGCTTCGATAATAGAATTGCAAAAATCTGCATCAACTAATCCATCATAACATTTAATATAATCTTTTAGATCAGCTACCATAGCAAAACTCCTTACCAGCACACTCATCTAGTGCTTGCATTATTTCTGGGGTGAAATATTTTTCAGGATCTTGGTAAATAGCTTTAGGATATACTTTCGCCTCTCCAATCTGGTAGCGGTTTCCAGTCTTTGTAAAGACTCCATATTTTTCTCCCAGTTCGAGCAATCCGTAATAGGAGTCCAGTCCTCGTTCATCGTAGAACAACCTTGTTTCTACTTGGGAGTTTTCTTTTGCGAGTCTCGATTTAACACTCTTAGCTTTGATAATGTTTCCAACAACTTCTTGCGAATCCTTTTCCTTTTTTTTGCTAAGATAGATGATTGTACTCGCGGCATATTTGAGGCCACTACCGCCTCCCATTTCTTTAGTTGGGATATAACTGCCGACCACATCGTAAGTATGATTTGTAACTATAAGGGGAACATTTGCCTTACCCAATTTAAGAGTAAGGACTCTGAATATTGATTTCACAACCTGAGCACGAGTCATGTCACGTGTCTCTTTACCTGCTTCACTGTCTTCAATCTCTTTGGTAGTACTTAGCATACCAAGTGAGTCAAGAACAAACATAAGAGGTTTGCGATCCTCTTGGGGTTGTTGCAAGTATTTATCTAGAATTCTTATTGCCTGAGTTCGGAACTCCTGAACAGTAGTTACAGGAACTAACATCATACGTGATGAATCAATTCCCCTATCTTCAATTAACCGTTTGGAAATGGCAGACTCTGACTCGAAATAGATGACACCACTATCGTCGCTAGACTTAAGGAAATGCTCAACAAGGCCAAGACAAAAATAAGTCTTACCAGTACTCGACTCTCCAGCGAGAGCAGTGATCTTATTTCCTGGGATTCCCCCGAATATTGACCCAGATACCAGACCATTGAAAATGTAGCTACCAGTGTCAATAAAATTGTTTGTATCACCAGCTGATACTCCGTCACTGACCAGTGAAGCATATTCATTATCGATCTCCTTTGCGATGTCTTTCAAAAAATTCATGGTGATTTTTTAAATAATTTAGTAATGTAATTGGAACGTTTTAATGCACGTTCAAACCATTTGGCTTCGTCTTCATCAAAGAATTCTTTCTCCTCTGGATGTGCTCCAGCACCAAAAGCTTTCTTATATTCTACAATGTATGTGGTCATCCGAATAGGAACTCCAAGCTAGCAACTTTTTCTGGCTTCCAACCTATTGTATCCATGATGACCTTGATCGGATCAAGGAAACTCTTACTGAATTGTAAGTCATAATCCACCTGTTTGTCAAGTCCAAACTCTTTAGGGAATGTGCTCAGATATGAAATCACATTCTCATTGATTTTGTTTGGTGTCTTAAGATAAACAAACTTAATCTTTTCTCCGTCCTGAATCAGAGGATACTTATGAGTAAGTTTGTTCTTCTTATTATAGAAATTGTACAATAAAGCACCTCGCACATGTATGGGAGTGCCTTTACCGTAGATGGATGATTGGTTCGCCCACTTATTTATTCCATTGCATCCCCTTGGGAATGAGATGTCTTCAACAGGTAACTCTGTAAACTGTTCTTTAAAATTTGCAATAAACTGTTGTGCTTCCTCTTCACCCTCATTCATAATAACTTTAAGACATTCCTTAATCTTATCTCTACACGCACCTGGTGTAGAGGATTTAACTGCTTCAATACCCATGATCTTTAACTTGGGTTCAGTAAATCTAACACCCTCTATGTCCCATGCATTAAGGATGTATCTTTTCTTGGCAGTCCATATACCTTTGTTGGCAATGGTCTCCCTCTTCATGAACATTTTCTGTTCGTAAGCGTTGACATAGTTGGCCAACGCTTCATAAGAACTCGAAATATACTTTTCCAGTTCCATGTCACACACCTTATCGAGGAAATTAACAATCTTTTCATTAGATGTCTCTCTGCCCTTGAATACAGTTTGTACCAGAGGACCAAGGTGCAAGTAAATAGAATCGGTATCACTAGCAATAACATAATCTTCTCCTTCAGTTTTCAGTATCTTATTAAGATACTCATTCATTCTTTGTTCAATCCAACGGATGCTAACTTGCCCACTAAGAGTGATCGCCTCAGCATTCGCCAAGTTGTAATATCTAAAGTATTGATTTCCAATGGCTCCATAAGCTGAATTGAGCTGTATTTTTCTAGCCATTTGGATGTTATTGAATTTACTAATATCCTTTTGTAATTTGGCACTCGGCTGAACTTCATAATCCCTTTTCGCTTGAAGCATTTTGCCCTTATAAATTTTTCTTTCATCGTAAATTGTTTGCATCATTTCTGGTAGGAACCCATGTATATCTTTACGATATTGAGCACCGTTAGCACAAGTAGCATAGTCCTCAGTAAAATCAATCTCTTGATTTAAAATCCGTTCAACGCTCGCACTGGGATGTCTAGTCTCCCTGAGTGTCTCTGGCGAGATATTGTACTGCATAATAAGATGAGGATACAAGCTATTAAGGTCAAAAGAGACAACCCAATCATAGCATCCTGGTTTCGGTTCCTTGACATAAGCTCCTGCATACTTGTCGTCTTTTTTTGCTCCCTTCTTAGGTGGAACTACGACCTTTCGGTCAGTAAGATAATTATATATCATCGTATCCCACATGCGAACCTGTGAGTATACGTCCTCGAAGTTAACCTTAGCATCATAGGACATAGTGATCGCTAAGTCAAGCAACTTCATCTTATCTTCCAATCTGTCAATCAACTCAACGTCTTGGATGTTGTATTCAATAAATTTCTGCCAATCTCTTGTATAGAAGTCCTTAAAATTCTCATACTCACTATGATCTACCTTACGCTGTCCTAATTCGACAAAAGCAATGTGATCCAGTCTGTAGGATTCTTGGTTACTATAAGTAAACTTACGATAAAGATCAAGATAGTCAAGAATGTTAATCCCACTAACGTCATAAGCATAATTTCTACGTCCTTGGACATATACTTCCCTCTCATTCGTTCTATTCCAAGGTGAAAGTGACCTCATCCACTTCTCACCCAAAACTCTATTTAATCTTCTGGCAATGTAAGGTACGTCATACAGATTGACATTCCATCCTGTAAGAATGTCTGGAGTATTCTGCACCCACCACTCCATAAAATTCATAAGCATCTGTCTTTCATTATCATAGACAAATTGCTCTACACCATCAGGTGCATCAAAGTCTCTAACCGCCCAACAATAAAATTGTTTGGTCACCATATCTTTAATGGTGATTGATAGCATCTCTTCTGCTGCTTCATCTACAGAAGGGAATCCATTATCACATTGAACCTCAATGTCCAATGCAAATATTCTCATCTGTGATATATCATATTTAACTTCACTAGGAAACTGTTGACGGATATACTGATATACAAATCGTTCATATCCATGAACTTCAAACCTTTCTACTCCATCATACTTCTTGATGAAGTCTCTTGCTTCCCTAGCAGTTTGAAACTCGATAGGAGATACGTTTCTCCCATCGAGCGTCTTAAACTTTTCTTTTTTGTTTGACAACACATACAAAGTTGGTGAAAAACTAGCACGATATTGTACGGGTTCACCATTTTCATAGCCCCGATACAATATCGTGTCACCAGCTAACTGGATGTTCGTATAGAACTGACTCATTTAGAACCGTATAGTTTTACCAAATTTGGACTTGGGTCTAGTATAGTCAAAATCGTGTCAGAAGTCAAGAAGATGTCACGTTGTTGTGTAAACGCTGGAAATGGAACGATCTCCTCATCACCAATCACTTGATAGCAATTCTCAATGAGAAGACTTGGTTCTTCATCAAGCTCCGTCACCTTCCCCAGTAGATACTCCTGACGATTCTTCAGTAAGATCACTTTGATTTGCTGTTGAAGCATTTCTGCTTCCATTGGTTCCAGAGGGGACTCCTGTGGTACCTGTATCATTTCCTCCTCCATCACTGTCTGCCTCCACTAGATCGTTGTACTTGTTAATTACTTCAGGATATGTTTCGTATGCTGTTACTACTTCCTCCATTTTAAGAAGAATTTTCTTAGTGGAAGAAAGTGGAACCCAAGGTCTGAAGTGTATCTCAGGATCACTAATCTTTTGGACACCTTCACCAACCTCAGTTTCTACTAAAAGTCTAGGTTCATCCAATCCTTCAAGCCAAACATTATATGGATTGCTTAATTGAAATGCTACTGGTTTTTCAGGTTCTGCCTTAGTCGTTACCTCGTAAAGATCACAGATGATATCCTCACCGTTTCTTGTTCTTACGATTCTTACGCTCATTTTCCCTCCTGTTAATTTCAAAGATAGACTGTTTAAAGATGTCCTTAAGGACTTTAGACTCAGTTGTCTGACGTTGTTCAGCAATTGGTCTAGCGTATTTCATTATATCATCAATATAATGAGATGGCAAGTCTAATGTTAGAAGATCAGACTCACCGTCATAATTATTTGGTTTTAAATTCAAATAACAATTCATAGGTCACTCCAAATAAAAAGAGACCCTTGGGGTCTCTTCTGTTGTTGTATTATATAGTAATCTTTTCGACTGCATCTCGTGCCTTCTGTAGTATGTCACCTCTCAGTGGCACATACCCTAGCACAGATGCCTTCTCTTGATACTCATCACTGAGTAACTTTCTAAGGGTATCCTTCACTGCTTCAGTCTTCTTACCATTACCAGTCTCATAAGCAAGTACCCAAGTCAATGTAGCAATAGGATATGCACCCTTTGCTTCTGGGTTTGGATCTGTTCCTGCTAAGTTCTCATCGAGATTAATACCATTGAGTGTTATTGCACCTGCCTCAACAGATGGTTTAACAAACTCACCACTCTTATTCTGTAGTGCAGCAGCAACTACTTC